AGCGCCACGGCGCGCACCGACAGCGCCGGCAACCGCATCGTCGACGTGGTCATCGAGCAGGTCAAGGCGGCCATCGCCGGCGACATCGCGCGCGGCGCCGGGCCGATCCCCGCCGCCCTGTCCGGCACCTACGGACTGAATCGCGTGGCGGGGGCGTACTGACATGGCGACCTGGCCCGCCACCCTGCCGCTGCCGACCGCCGAAGGCTACGACCTGGCGCCGGCGGACCAGACCGTGCGCACCGACATGGAGGTGGGCGCCGCCCGGGTGCGGCGCCGCACCGCCGCCCGCCAGGACATGCTGGCCGTGCGCTGGGTGTTCACCGATGACGAGTTGGAGGACTTCCGCGACTGGTTCGACGACGCGACCAAGGCCGCCGGCGGCGCCGCCTGGTTCACCGGCCTGCATCTGGCCCTTGGCGCGGGCGGCCTGAGCACCGACGCGGAGTGCCGTTTCGTCGGCGCGTGGCAGGCGAGCTGCCTGGGCGGCACCATCTGGCAGGTGTCGGCCCGCCTGGAGGTGCGCTGAGATGCCTGACGCGACGTTGTCAGACGCCCTGATGGAGGCCTATGCCAGCGCCCCGGCGGACGTGATCGTCTACCACACCCTGGAGCTGCGCCATACGGCTTTCACCACGCCGATCCGCGTCGTGCGCGATACGGCGGACCTGACCGCCACCCTCGAGGCGACGGCGCCGGAGGACCCGTCCACCGAGGTGACCTTCGCCGCCTTCGCCTTCGACTTCGTGCGGCCGGAGATCTCGGCCGGCGGCGTGCCGCAGATGACCATCGAAATGGACAACGTCGACCGCGCCATCGTCGCCAACATCGAGGCGGCCATGGCCACCACCGACCTGGTCGAGGCCACCTATCGCGAGTACCTGTCCACCGACCTGTCGGCGCCGGCCAACGACCCGCCGATCCACATGACCATCGTCAGCATCACCGCCGACGTGTTCCGGGTGCGCGCCGTGGCCGGATTCCCGGACCTGGTCAACCGCCGTTTCCCGACCACCGAGTACGACTCGGAAACCTTCCCGGGGCTGATCCCATGAGCGGCTGGGCCTGGGCCGCCGATTACGTGGGCCTGCCCTGGCGCGCCGGCGCCGCCGGGCCTGAGGCGTTCGACTGCTGGGGCCTGTTCCGCCATGTGCAGGCGGCGCACTTCGACCGCCAGGTGCCGGTCATCCTGGCCGCCGACTACGACGACCCCGCCGTACTGGCCAGCCTGTTCCTGCACCACGGCGAGCGGGCGCGCTGGGCGCGCGTCGAGGCGCCCGAACCGGGCGACGCGGTGATCGTGCACCGGCCGCTGCATGTCGGCATCTGGCTGCCGGCCGACGGCGGCGGGGTGTTGCACGCGGTGCGCGGCGCCGGCGTCATCTACACGCGCGAGGCGGCCTGGCGCCTGAGCGGCTTTGGCCGGCGCGAGTTCTACGGGTTTGCGCCATGAGCCTGACCTGCGTTTACCTGGAGCATGCCCTGGTGCCGCAGGCGCGCCGCGTCGTGGCCTGCCAGCCGGCGCCGATCCGCGCCCTGGCCCCGGACTGGCGGCGCCCGTTCATCGCCGTGCTGGACGGCCGGCCGGTGCTGCGCGCCGACTGGGACCGCGTGCCAGCCATCGGCCAGACCCTGGCGTTCGTTGACGCGGCGGCCATCCCGCAGGGCGGCGACAAGAGCAACCCGCTGCTGATCGTGGCCATGCTGGCGGTGGCGGTGTTCGCGCCGCAGATCGGCATGCTGGCTTACGAGTCGATGGTCGGCGCCGCCGCCGTCACCTCCACCGGATACGCCATTGCCGGGGCGGCCGCCACGTTTGTCGGCGCCGCCCTGGTCAACGCCCTGATCCCGCCGCCGCGCCTGCCCACCGCGCAGCAATCCGCGCAACTGGCCGCGCCAAGCCCGACCTACAGCCTGCAGGCGCAGGGCAACCAGGCCCGCCTGGAGGCGGCGATCCCGGAACACTTCGGCCGCCTGATGGGCTACCCGGACTTCGCCGCGCTGCCCTATGTCGAGTACGCCGGCAACGAACAGTACCTCTATCAACTGCTCTGCATTGGCCGTGGCGAGTACGACCTGGAGGCGATCCGCGTCGAGGACACCGACATCTCCAACTTCGACGAGATCGACTACGAGGTGATCGCGCCGGGCGAATCGCTCACCCTGTTCCCGGCCAACGTGGTGACCAGCGCCGAGGTGAGCGGCCAGGACCTGACCGGCACCGAGACGGGCCCGTTCGTGGCCAACGCCGCCGGCACCGACGCCAACTACCTGGGCATCGACTACGTGCTGCCGCGCGGCCTGTACTACGTCACCGACGAGGGCAACCTCACCGCCATGAGCGTGGTGCTCAAGGCCGAGGCGCGCGCGATCGACGACGACGGCGTGGCGGTGGGCGCCTGGGCGACACTGGGCACCGAGACCATCACCGCCGCCACCACCACGCCGCAGCGGGTAAGCTTTCGCTACGCGGTGGCCGCCGGCCGCTACGAGGTGCGCGTTAGCCGCACCGACACCGAGCAGACCGGCACCCGCTACGGCCACGACGCGGTCTGGTCGGGCCTGCGCGCCTACCTGCCGGAGACGCGCGACTTCGGCGACGTGACCCTGCTCGCCCTGCGCATGCGCGCCACCAACAACCTCAGCCTGCAGGCCAGCCGCAAGATCAACGTCATCGCCACCCGCCGCCTGCCGGCGTGGAACGGCAGCACCTGGGACACGGCGGCGCCAACCCGCTCCATTGCCTGGGCCATCGCCTACGCGGCCAAGCAGATGGGCCTGACCGACGCGCAGATCGACCTGGCCGAGCTGCGGCGCCTGGACGCGGTCTGGTCGGCGCGCGGCGACAGCTTCGACGGCCGCTTCGACGCCTTCGGCACGTTCTGGGAGGCGGCCGGCAAGATCGCCGCAGCCGGCCGCGCCAAGCCCTACATGCAAGCCGGCATCGTGCGCGTGATGCGCGACGAGGCGCAGGAGATCCCGGTGCAGATGTACGGCATGCGCAACATTGCGCGCGGCTCGTTCAGCGTCGACTACCTGATGCCCACCGCCGACACGGCGGACGCCATCGACGTGGGCTACTTCGACGCCGGCGTCTGGGCGCCGCGCCGCGTGCGCGCCAGGCTGGAGGGCAGCAGCGCGCTGCGCCCGGCCAAGGTGGACCTGTTCGGCGTCACCAGCCGTGACCAGGCGTTCCGCGAAGGCATGTACCTGGCCGCCAGCAACCGCCTGCGCCGCCGCGTGATCCGCTTCGCCACCGAGATGGAGGGCTTCATCCCCAGCCTGGGCGACTACATTATCGTCCAGCACGACATGACCGCCTGGGGGCAGCACGCCGAGGCGGTGGCCTGGGACGTGGGCACGCTGACCCTGACCGTGTCAGAGCCGCTGACCTGGGGCGTCGGCACTCACTACGCCGGCCTGCGCACCGCCTCAGGCGGCGTGTCGGGCCCCTGGGTGGTGACCATGGGCGCCACCGCCGACGCGCTGGTGTTCGAGGACGTACCCGACCTGACCCTGGCCCTCGGCGGCGACGCGGAGCGCACGCACGTGGCGTTCGGCCTGGGCGAGGCCTGGCGACAGCCGGCCCGCGTGCTGGCGGTGCGGCCGCGCGGCCTGCACCTGGTGGAGATCGAGGCGATCAACGAGGACGCCGGCGTGCACACCGCCGAGATGGGCGAGGTGGCCCCGGCCGTGCAGTACAGCGGCCTCGCCAACTACAGCAATTACCCGCGCGTGGCCGGCCTCAGCGCGCGCAGCGCGCCGAACGACACCGCCATCATTTTGCTTACCTGGCAGCCCAGCCCGTGGGCCGATCACTACCTGGTCGAGGTGTCGAACGACCGCAGCACCTGGACGCGCGTGGCGCAGACCGGCGCCAACAATATCGCCGTCGCCGCCCTGTACGGCAACGCCACCATCGTGCGCGTCGCCGCCGTGGGCCTGGCGCGCGGCCCTTGGGTCACCGTGGTGTATGGCGACGAGTCCGACTACATGTGGGACGAGGACGACACCACCCTGATGTGGTCCGTGGACGACACGACATTGATGTGGAGATACTGATGACCGCCACCGCCCTGCCTCCCTCTACCGACTTCACCGGCGCCGCCGTCACCGAGGCCGACTTCAAGACCGCGCTGACCGACCTGCGCGACTACCTGTCGGGCCTGTTCGGCAGCGACGGCGAGGTGGCCACCGCCCTGGCCGCGCTGGGCGCCCTGGGCGCCGCCACCAGCGCCAAGAGCGGCGCCTACACGGTGACCACCGCCGACCGCGGCAAGGCCATCCTGTGCAGCGGCACCTGGACCCTGAGCTTGCCCGCGGCCGCCACCGCCGCGGATGGCTTCGCCTTCGTGGCGGCGAACACCGGCACCGGCGTCATCACCCTGGACGGCAACGGCTCCGAGCTGGTGGACGGCGAGACCACCATCGCCATGGCGCCCGGCGCGAGCTTCGCCCTGGTCTGCGACGGCAGCGCCTGGCGCAGCGTCGGCCGGCAATCCGGCGGGGTGCTGCAGACGCAATATGACGACTACACCAGCGCCGGCACCTTTACCACAACGTTGCCGTGGGATACCTCGATTCCCGGCCCGAGCGAGGGCACCGAGCTGCTCAGTGTGTTGATCACGCCGAAGAACGCCGCGTCGCGCATCGTCATCGACGTGTCGGTGCTGACCTACAACCTGGGCAATATCACCTCGCACGCCGTGCTGTACAAGGATGGCACGCCGGTCCGGTCCAGTTGCCCATACGCAGAAGGCGGCAACACCTGGACGGCGCACGAGTTCCGCCACACCGAGTCGGCCGGCAGCACCAGCGCCCGCACCTACACCGTGCGGGTCGGCAACAACCTGGGGACGAGTAGCTGGCAGGTCAACAACACCCAGGTCGGTGGCGCCGCCACCGGGCTGATCAAGCCGCAGATGACCGTGATGGAGGTGCTGTGATGGCCGGGCCGCGCAAGGCCGGCGTGGCGGCCCAGGCCAAGGCCCGCGCGGAGGACGCGCTGGCCGAGGTCGACCCGCGCATCAAGGCCCTGCTGGCCATGGACCGGGCCCAGGTCGAGGCTTGGGTCGCCGCCAACATCACCACCCTGGCGGCGGCGCGCGCCTTCCTGATCGACCTGGCCGCGCTGCTGCTGAAAGTGTTGAGGAACGGTCGATGAAAAAGCGCACGCCCTGCTCCGAGTGCGGAAAGTGGGAAATCGATTCTCGCGGGGAGTTTTTCTGCGACAAGATCGACTGCCCAAATCATGCGGACTATTGGGCGATATGGCCGTTCATCCTGATCGTGCTGATCGGTGGATTGGTGCTGTGGCTATTTACCGCATTCGCGCTATTTGAGGAGTTTGCCCAGTGGATGAAGACCGGCTAAAAGACTGCCGCCACGAGCTGGAGATGAAGATCCTCCGCCTGGAGGCCGACATCCTGCGCCAGATCGAGGGTGGCCGTGCCGACCAGAAGGCGATCCGCGACGACATGGCCG